AAATTTTTTTGTGTATTTTTGGTGAAGATGTTTTGGAAGAAATTACAAGAGTCGCCGAAAACGCACCATAACAAAAGGCCGACTTTCGCAGATTGCGGCAAGTCAGCCCCCAGCTTGTCTCCGAATTATTTTATTGTTATGAATTCCGTTTTCGTTTTCTAGCCGCGCAGAATGCCCGAACCGGTATAGATGTCCGCGCCATGCGGGTTTTCTTTAATGTAATTTGCATAATCCGTATCGTTCAGTTTGCGATTTTCCCCGGTTGCTGTCGTATAAACGTAGCCTTCAAGTTCCCCGTTTGTTCTGTAGCAGATATAATCCTTGCATATCACATCTATCCATGTATTGTAAGGCATCCCTTGGAGAACCGGTCTGCGATCCGCACCGCTCAGTGAAGCACTGTAGATCTTCGTATAATCTTCCCCTCCGCTTGTCACCTGGTAGTACAGTCGTCCGCCGTCTATCGCATTGCCTTGTAATCTGGCCGGATTGATCGTGCGGCTGAATTTGTCTTTTTTGCAGTCAAAGATTCGCAGACCGTCTTTGCCGAAGCTT